ATAACCAGCTGGCCATCAGTGCCTAAGCTTTGAGCAATCTGCATGTATTGCATGATGGAATTAACTTCTTCCATGTTCTGAGCCATGGCCAAGGGAGCCACGGGTGTGACCTTGACCTCTAGTCCATTAACACGCAGTGGCATGTCAATCAAGCCGCGCTCATCCATCACTTCCAGAATCTTGGCAGTAACAGGGATCATGGTCTCGTTGATCAATCGGCCAAAGGCAGAGCCAAGGTTCTGCGCGAGCTCTTTCATCCGCTCAACAATCTCGGTGGCCGACCTGGCAGACATGTTGTCTGGTGGCAGCGACTCATCGAGCAAGATGCGCTTGATGCTGGAAGTCATGTCGTTGATGACCAGCTGGCTGATGTTGAAGTCACCAGAGCGCGGCAGGGCCAATAGAGCTGGGCCTTGTGAGCCGCCATTGCGTGCGACAGGAATAATCGCACCAGGCACGATCTTGACCGTGTTTGGATTGAGTACGCCATCATCCGCTGCGGTGTAGACACCGGCAACGGCAAGCGATGCGTTTTTAAGCAGCAGCTCTTTGACCTTGTTCAGCGTCTTGATGTCGGGCAGGGCGGTCATCAATGGGCCACGGCCATAGATCTCGCCTGCCACCTTCATGTAGCGGCTGATCACCCACGGGCTCATCTTGCGGCGGCGGTAGACTAGCTCGGCCTTGGATAATTTATCAATGACGTGGTAGCAGTAGTCACCCCGCTTGTGGTCATAGATGGTGGCCTCAAGCAGTTCGATGTCATCGGTTGGCTTTTGCTCAATGCGTCTGGCCATATCATCGGGAATGTTGGCATCTGGCCACTGGCGCTGAATGCTCTCGCCCTTCATGCGCATGCGGCGGTAGACGTTGTCTACTTGGCCATTAGCGCCTTCCTCATAGCTCACCAGGAAGAGAGGCACAGGGATAAAGTTGAGTGGCTGCACATCGTCGCCAGGCTGCACCATCATGCAAGCAGTGCCAACGGCCAGATCCAACAAGAACTCGCCCATGGCGATGTCAAAGTTGGACTGGTTCAACATGGTGAACATCTTGTCCTGGTAGACCTCAAGGATTGCCTGGGCCTGCTGCCTGCGCTCCGGTGGAATGTCAGAGCCAGCTTCTAACTTGGCCCACTTGCGCTGCGGTGGGAACACCACAGACTGCAATCTGTTCGCAAACCTTTGGGTGCTATTGATTGCTGTACTATCGAAAACTCGTTGCATCTTTTTGGAGCCAGTAGCGCCGCCTTCCCACACGCCATACAGCTGGCGCTGGGGTAGGGCAAACTCGTATGCGTCCTGGTACAGCTGCTGAAACTCATCCTTCTTGGATTGAGCTGCAGCTTGTCGCTTCATAATTTGTTCAGGTGTCAGGCGCATGCCGCCTGGTGTGCTCTTGTCGTATTCCATAATTTAATCCTTGTTCATCTCGTACTTTTCCAACATGTTGCGACCCTTGGCTGCAAGCCGTGATGCTGATGCGGCAGTGCGAGGCACCGGCTCACCCCATGCGTTGGCTGCCAGCGCCAGCCGAGTTGGCTTGCCCTTGTCATCCACCAGTGGGCCGCTTGGGTTGGTGTAGAAACGGGTTAGGAATGATCCTTTGCGACGCAGCGCTTGGCCTGCCGGGCTCTTGTCTTTGACACCCGGCTGCAGATTGCCGCTTTCACCAGAGCTCTCAAATTTGCGCCGACCAGCCTCGGTCAACCCACCTTCGGGATCTTTGTATTTGCTCACTTTTTGTCTCTGGCCGCAGCCATGTTGTCAACCAGGTTGGGGTAGGGGCGGCCTGACTTAGCAGCGCGGCGCATGGCGTTACGCTTCTCGGCTGACGACAGCTCCTTTGGCTTGCCAAGTTCTTTTGGCCGTGGTTTGTCCCAGACTTCTTTCATGCTTTGGCTCCTGACAACAATGGTCTTACTTGCCGGCGAGCCAAAGCGCCAAGCCTGGTAGATTTGCGCTCACCAGATTCACGCTGAAACACCGTTCCGGCCTCAGCCGACTTGGCTTCAAATTCTTTTGAATCAAACGCTTCAATCTTTGGCGCTTCGGGTGCCTTCTCAAGCTCCGGCGCTTTTTCTGTAAACGTGGGAATTTCTCTTGGCGTAAAAACTTCTACGTCTTGAAACTTTTTCTTGCCACGCCAGTTACGACCAACAAACACGCTCTCAATTTTCGAAGTAACTGGGTTAGCCTCAAGATCAGCCAATACTTTTTGGTAGTCATCTAGCTTCTTCTGATACTCGCCACGCTGTGCTTCGTAGGTCGGCAAAACATTTTGTTTATAGTTCGCCATCTGCGCTTCAAACGGCTGCATCTTCTCGGTAACACCGGCTTGGTAGCCACTAAATGCAGTTTGATATTCGCCGGTTATCGCATCAACATTGCTTTTGTATTGCTTGGCCAGGCGGTCAATGTCAGATGTGCCTCGCCTGGCAAGCTGGCGCTGTTTGAATTGGGGTAGGGTAGCCATTACTGCAACCTCATACCGGCTGAGTTCAAGTCAGCTGGCAAGCCAAGCTCTGCGTCCATGCGTTCTGCAGACAGCAATGATCTACGGCCACCACGGGTGCGAGCTTTCAGCGCAGAGGCTTCAGACAGCGCAGCCTTGCGGCGCTCTTCGTCAGCAGCATCTTGAACTTCTTTGGCTTTCTTTTCCATATCAAGCTTGTTGCTTGCATAGTTTGCCTGCGCCGCTTCAAATTGCTGCTTTGCAAGTAGTGATTGCTGCTCAAGTGATGCGCCTTGCTTTGCGTACTCAGCTGTTTGCTTTCCAAGCTCAAGACGCATGGCTGCCTGGTCAGCTGTTTGCTGTGCAAGCATGGTGCGCTGATCATTCTCAGCCTGCTGGCGTGACTTACGCGCTTGGTTTGCGGTTACTGCGGTGCTGACAATAATTGCACCAGAGATAAAAAAGCTCATGTGATTAACTCCTTGATTTCAAAAACTTCCATGCCAAGTTCGTGATACTCCAATGCCGTGAACATCTCTTCTAGCGTCGTGAGATCGGTCTCGTTGGTCGGGTTCGGGTGGATGGTTGTCCAGATCGCGTCCTCATGTGTGTGAACAACACGCTTTGTTCCAGGCTCCGAAATAAATGAAGACGGCGCAACGTGTTTCTCTAACCCAAACTCGGTGTAGCAAGTAATGCTGCCCTTGCTGATGATGTTGAAGTGACGGTGTCGGTGGATCTTGCCAACAACGACAGTGCCAGCAGGCAAATGAATCTCACGCGCATACACGCCAGGCGCAAGCCAGTGCTTTAGTGGTGGTGACTCATCCATGCGCTGGCCATCAGGTAACGCTTGACACGCTCTTTGAATGGCCATGATCTTTTGCCGCGCAATTGGCGCAGGCAAATTTGATGGCGGCAGTTCAATGATGTCTGTACTCATGCCAAACAATTCTATTGAATTTTGTACACGGTGCAACCCCTGTATATCAGCGTGATATGTTGCTATGCGAACACATCAAAGTCAGTGCTGGCGCTTGATTGCCCCATGGGTCTGCCGCCGAGCTGGTGTGTGCGCGTCATGCGGTTATATTCACCACCGCCCAGCATCAGGTAGCCAAACGAATCACCAATGTGTGAGTGCTCGTTCTTGTTTGGCGCGTCTTTAAAACGCTCGTGGCCAGCGCCAACAGCAACACGCTTGAAGTGATAGCCACCGGCCAGCGCTTTACGCAGCAGCTTGCACTCACGGTTGACAATCAGTCCAGGCTTACCCATGACCAGGCGCTGCATGGGTGCCGCCGACGCTTCACGGCGCACTTTGAAGTCATTGCTGGCAGTCGGTTGTGCGCGCAGGCCCAGTGTCTTGAGGTGATCAAACGCTGTGACCTCATAGATTGTGTCTCTGGCCATGCCGGCTGGGTCGCCCCAGATCATGACTTGGTGGTTTGGGTACTTAGCGTTGAGCTCGGCAAGCAGCTGTGTGCCAAAACGCTCGAGACCCATGTCAAAGGTGACGATCTCTTGGTGAATCACCCACCGGCCATTCGGTAGTCGCTGGCCAATGGTGGCTGCCGGTGTCAAACCGAAGTCCAGGCCCACTTGGATTGGCACAGAAGGGTCAATATCAGTGTCGCCAGACATGATTGAGTCATCATATTCTGGCCACACGGGCCGGCCTTCCTGGACATAGACGTATTCACCGCCTGCATAGCAGCGAATCCAGTCCAGGGTCTTACCGCCAAGCATCTGTAGGTAGTAACCAGAGGGTAAGTTGTTAAGGTTTTCAGCCTTAGGGTTGACCTTCCACCACTTGGCAGCGGAGAAGACGTGATCGTTGGCCTCGGGCATCTCTGGCAAGTCTTCGGGTTGAACAGGAACAACGCCGCCAGGCTGCTTAAAAAACTTCCAGGCGAACTGGCCGGTGAGCTTTTCTTTCTCGGCCAGCTTGTACCACCAGTGGTCATCATCCATCGGGTTGGTGTCCATCCAAATGCCCGACCAGGTAGCGCCGCCATCGCGTTTTGTTGGGTAACGGCCAACACGGTGGGTTAAGCCGTCAATCACAGCCTTGGGCAGCTCGCGTGCCTCATTGACCCACGCACCAGTCAGCTCCAATGACAGCAATTTGCGCACGTCTTTGGGTTGGTCAAGGGCTAAGAAGATCACCTCGCAGTCAATGCCGGCAGCGTCCCCCCTGCTGGGCAGCTTGATGTGGTGCGTGATCGGGGGTGTCCAAAGCAGCGGCCCAAAAGTAGACTCTGGAAAGAGATCAATCCACGTCTTGATCGTGGTGGTCTTAAGCATGGGATATGAGTTACGCACAATGGCAAAGCGCGAGTAGCGAACGCCGTCGATGGGGGAGGGCTTTTGCTTAACAGCACGCATCATGATCTCGGCAGCACAGGCGTAAGACTTACCCGAGCCCACCGGCCCCATCATGCCGCGCACAAATGCGTTGGAGCGCAAGAACTCCCACACTTGTGGGCTTTCACTGAAGTCCAGGTTCAGCCCCGTTGATGGCATCTGTTTGGCGCTTTGTTCTTTAGTCCGGCTCATGCAATCCCTTTTTCATTTTGCGTAGGTCAATCAGCAAGTCCAGCTTGTCGTCGCAGATGTCTTCCCACGCCTGGTCATCCAAGTCCGTGTCAAGCTCAAGCATCAGCACTTCAATCATCCGGTCAATAAACTTTTCATCCATGTCAATCTCCCTTTACGTCAACAATGTCATTGATCTGCGACGGCGATTTGATGTTGATGCCGATCACCGATGGCTTGTCGGACTCATCAGGGTTATCCAGTAGCCCAGAAGCCTTGGCCAGAATGCGCAGCA